ATGACTCTGGTATATTCAACAGAAACCGGTCGAATTAAGCCGGAAGAAGAGAAAACATCTCGCCCCAAAGGCGACGGTATTGTACGAATTCAGCGCCAAACGAAAGGACGTAAAGGTAAAGGTGTATGCATCGTTACAGGTTTAGACTTGGATGATGCACCTTTAAAATTATTAGCTGCAGAACTAAAAAAAGTCTGCGGCTGTGGTGGCTCGGTAAAAGATGGCAATATCGAAATCCAAGGTGATGCTAGAGACAAGATCAAAGCGTATCTTGAAAAGAAAGGCATGACAGTCAAATTAGCCGGTGGCTAATTTGCATTCAGGAAAACTCAGAATGGCGTCTAAAAATAGACGCCATTTTTTATTTTAGTAAGTAATACGCTAATTGAAGAACAAGCAATCGCAGATTGATAGATCGATATTAGCTATTTTATGGTAAATAGCTATTATGTTTAATACTCATATTAAAGGCTTTAAATTTCAAATTCACAGGGGAATAGGAGCGATCCTTGGCAACATTTGGCGTACGAGCATATATCATTTAACATAATATACATAATGCGCACTGATATAGGGGTTCCTGTGGACTTGCAATCACTAAGGCCAATCCAGCACAAGCCATTGAAATGCTTGATAATCCAAGTCCGTTAAACTTTTTTCCTATGTTCTGCCATAGTGTCTGCGCTTCGTGCGTTTTTGCTTTATCCATCGCTAAGCCAATCAGAGCCTTTTCTTTGTCTTCGCCTACAGCGTCTGCAAGCATAAGTATCTGATTCTCGTTAAGAAATGTTCGACCTTTTCTAACTTCAGTGATCATTTGCGGGCTTACACCCAAGTCATGAGCTATTTGTTTGTATTGAACGTAGTTCATCTTGTCTTTATAAGCGTCGAGCAGCTTGTTTGTATACATTTTGTAGCATCCTCAATTCACGTCATTAAACCGATTTTAGTCTTTTAACACATAATTTGCTGTATTGACGATACATAAGATTCTGTATTTAATCGCTACAGAATTTAATGTACTCGACCTCTTGGATGGTCGTTCGGAACTGGTCAAGGCGATTTCATGAACGAAGCTCAAATCATCTATTACGACTTGCTACCTGACTACACGGTATCTGTGTTGGTCAAAGGTTGCGACGAATGGGATTTGCTTAAATCCATGTCTCATCTTGAGTCTTGGGCTTCCTCTCAGTTCGCTTCTTATGAGTTGGTGTCCATCACCAACACGACCGTTGAACAACGTATCAATTTGGGGGTGTTTGATGACTACTGCAACTAACATCCTCAAAAGGTTCGATGAGCAAAGCGTTCATATTGATTACCTGTGTTTTACGTTTGCGGTGAAAGACTTACGTCATTGTCACGATGCGGTTCGTCGATTGCACAAGCATGAGGAATACAAAGGCTTTGCCAAATCAGGACTGTTACAGCGTCACTGTCGTGCACCTAAGTTCCCTGCTCCACCTGTGTTTAATCCGACCGTCGCTAAGACGTCTGAAGAAATTGAAGCGTACAACAAAGCCTTTGATATCTGTTACCGCAACTACTTAGAAGATTGCTTGCGTATCTTCACCAATCAAGTGCTTGGTTTGTCGTTGTCTGCGCCTCGCGGTTTGGGTTTCCAGTTCTACACCGAATCCATGAAACTGACTTCGCCAGATGGTGAGGACTTCTGCGGCTTCGTTGGTATCGGCGGTAACAATGACACGGTGCATTTCCAAATCAACGGAACGGGATGCAAGCATGTATTTGCCCGTCGTCCTACGTGGTCGCTGCATGACTGGCTGACCAATGTGCTTGGTGTGCAAACTTTGGCGCGTGTTGACTTGGCCTATGACGATTACGACGGCATTTTTGATTGCGAATACGCTTACAAGGCGTGGCGTGACGACTGTTTCCGCACCGCAGAACGTGGTCGTGGCCCTGTGCTTCATGAAGATATGACCATTGCCAGTATCGGCAAAGACGGCAAACCGATTTACACCAAGGAGCAATACTCGATTGGTTCGCGTACCTCGCGCATTTACTGGCGTATCTACAACAAGGCTCTTGAGCAGAAACTCGCAAACACGGGTCTTGTCTGGTATCGCTCTGAAGTCGAGCTGAAAAAATGGAATGTTGATGTGTTGCTGAATCCAGCTGGCGCGTATGCCGCGCTCAATGATTTCGCAGCCTCGATTTCTACCGCTAAGAAATTCAATACCAAACCTGTCCCGACGAAACGCGCAGCGTTAGACCTGTTGGCCTCTGCGCATTGGATGCGTCGTCAGTACGGGAAAATCCTTAATTCACTTATCGAATTCCATGAGGGCGACATTGAAACCGTGGTCGGTTCCCTTGTCCGTGATGGAACGAAATTCACCTTCCCCGATACCTACGGCAAGTTGGTGACTCACATATTGGAGACTTAACAAATGGCTAAATCCGTTTTTGTACTTGGCATGGATATCACTTGGAACTCAGCACGTGGCGACAGTGCTCAACTGAACGTGTCACGTCCTCTACGTGAAATCAACTCAGAGAAATTCAAACGCCGCACTATCGGTGAATCGGGTGATGTGAATCCCCAATGGGATCAACCTTTAATGATTGACCATGAATATGCCCTGCTTCTTGAGCGCACTGGTGCTCTCGTTCCTCGCCGCGAATACCAATTGCGCTTGGAGATTAACCCAGAAGACCCATTGGCAGGCGCTATCGTGACTGAGCTTATTCCAGTCGACCAAGAAATTAAGAAGCACTTCGAGGCTTCAATGAAAACAGTTCAAGGCTAAAAAATGTCTGTATGCGTCACCGTCGTTAACCAGTATGGCAATTTGAAAGCAACAAAAACGCCTGTTGCGGATTGCCAAGAATACGTGCTGATTTCGGCGGTGGACTACCAAGAATATAAGGAGCCAGTCCTATTCAACGGTGACTTGTTCCTGTATGTCAGTGGCGTGCTCTTGATCAACATGGTCGTTGGTCACTGGGTGGGTCGTGTTGTTCGCCTTATGAGTAAAAGGTAAATCTTATGAAAAAACTAGAACTTGTTGTAAATAACGTAAAACACGCAGTAGTAAACAAAAAGACCGCAGCTGGCGCTGCACTGATGGCCGCGTCTGTCTCTCCGGCGTTCGCTGAAGTCGATATCACGGGCGCAATCAACTCTGCGGTATCCGGTGGTCAAGCTAACGTATCACTGGTTGTGGCGGGTCTGATTGGTATGGCTGCACTGGGCTTTGGTGTGACCATGGTTGTTGGCTTCTTACGTCGTTAACGTCTCACCTCTATGCCTCCTTTATCGGGTAATTTACTTGGAGATGTTCTCGCTATCGTTCTAGGTGTTGCCTTTGCGGGGGCATTCCTCCACGGCTTTGTGAGTGGCATCAATACTCACTAATCAACGGATAAAGGGAGCTTCGGCTCCCTTTTTTAATGGTGCAAATGTGAATAAGTCACTCTTTTTACTTGTGTTTTCGTGCTTGTTCTTATCACTTAATGCAAGCGCAGTTCAACCAACTTACAGCGCTAGCGATGTTGCTGCTTATCCTAACTGTAACTTGTCCTTGGGTAAAAGGGTTAACCCTTACTCGTATGTTTCTTGTTATGAAAATAAGTTTGTTAACTACAAAGACTTCTATACGACATCATGCTCTATAGAGAGTAGTAAATTCGCTTTGATGATTATTTGTAACACAACCAGTCCCAGTTACCCGAGATATCACGCTGCAACGTTTCTTCATCGTACCGCGAAGTGTCCAGCAGATCATGAAAGAGTAGAAGATGGTGACGGTTACACCTGTGAGCCTATCGTTCCTGAATGTGAACTTGGCGAAAACCCTGACGGCTCATGTATGGATGCTTGCCAGTTCAAACAGTCCATTGGTGATACGGTGAAATTGCATTGGCATCCTGCGGTCTACGGCGAACTGGTGACGGGCGCTTGTTACGGTGACTATGGTGCCACTCGATGTGAAATGACCAAAAACGAATCTACCATTATTTGTACTGGCGTTCCTGATGGACAGTACACGCCCGACTCTCAATGTTCTCTTAAGTTCGCTTTCACTGGTCGTCAGTGTGAAGGTGGTACTTTGTTTTGGGGCGATAAGGGACCGGATGAACCCATCATTCCACCTGATGAACCGGAAGACCCAACCCATGACCCTGACGACCCAACAGGCGAGATTGAAGACCCAAGTGTCCTACCCGATGATTCAACCAACACGGTCAATCCCGGTGTCGTTGATGATAAGCCGGATGTAGAAGACCCTGACACGGATGAATCGACAGACACGGCAGTCCTTTCTGCTATTAAAGGGCTTAACGTGGATGTGAACAAAGGTATTCATGATCTTAACGTCGATATCAACCAGTCACACGCTGATATCACCAACGCGGTGATCGATGTGAAAGGCTCTTTGGTCGATAACACCCAAGCCATTCAAGAACAGCAAATCAATGACAACAAGATTTATAAAAACACCAAGGCACTCATCCAACAGGCCAACGGCGATATCACGACGGCGGTGAACAACAATACCAACGCCACCATTGGTATTCGTAACGATTTAAAAGGGCTTGGTGATTCCATGGGCGAACTCGATAACAGCTTAAATGCGATTGAGGGTCTATTGACTGGCTCAGAGTTTGGCACACCTACGGGCACCGCTATCACTGGCGAAATCTTCACGGCAGAAGACTTTGCCAACCTGCAAACCACGATAGATGAAAAAGCCGAATCCATCCAAGGCTATGTGGACGACATCAAAGGCTTAATCACTATCGGCACCAACTTCAACAACGGCACATTAAGCGACAAGTCTTTCAATATCAAAGGCGCAACCGTTGAATCAGGACTACAGCGTTTTGATGCGGTCTCGGGTTATGTGCGCCCTGTCGTGCTGTTCATTTGTGCCTTAATCGCCCTTTGGGTTCTGTTTGGTAATCGGAGTAAATAACATGGAATACATCTACTCAGCATTAGAGTTTATTGCCAACATTGGGCAAACCTTTCTCGACTTCTTTGATGTGGCGATTGAATGGATAAAGAACGCGTTTGAATACGGCGCGATGTGGCTTATCTCGGTATGGCTTGATATCAAGATTGCCTCTATACAAATCGCACTCAAGATTGCGCAGCTGCTGCTCGAAGAATATGGCGTCTATACGCTTGTCGAAGACCGCTTTAATGCGCTTCCTTCTGACGTCCGTTATATCTTGACCGAATACGGCGTCACCTCTGGGCTACGTGTCATCTTTGATGCGTTCGCTACGTCTTTAGTTATGCGTTTCTTTAACTGGTGATTGAATGGCTACTTCATTTCGATACGGTCACGGTGGCTCTTACAAATCGGCTTGCGCCGTGTGGTTTGACTTACTGCCTGCACTGCGTGAAGGTCGAATTTGCATTACCAACATTCATGGTATGCAGCCACTTGAAGTGATTGAACAACGCCTTGGTGAAAAGTTTCCTGATACCGCTCGGCTCATTCGCATTAGCTCTCGCAACCCTGAAGGCTTCGAGCTTTGGAAATACTTCTTCTGTTGGGCACCCATTGGGGCGTTCATCCTCATTGATGAGTGTCAGCAAATCTTCTCGGTCAATGCAGGTTTCAAAATGGCGAACATACACAAGCGCCCTTTCACTGACTTTGAGCCTCACTTACCGGAAGGATTCTCTGAGCTGTTTCACTCTCGTTGGCTGACGATTGATACATCCAGTTTGGACAATGGCGAGATAGACGATTGCCAACGCACACGCTTTGATGAGCAAGGACGCATCATCTATCCAGAGAACTTTAACAACGCCTTTATGGAGCACCGGCACTACAACTGGGACATTGTGTTGCTCACGCCTGACTTTGCTCAAATCCCTAAAGAGTTAAAAGGTGTCGCGGAGTTGGCCAAACAACATAAGGGGAAAGATGGGATCTTCTTTTCCAACCGGAAACCGCGCATCTTGGAGCATGACCCGACTCGAACGGTCACCAAACCAAGCAAAGACGATGTGGTTTATAACCTCAAGGTGCCGCTTGATGTCCACCTACTCTACGCCTCGACTGTCACGGGGCAAATCACTAAATCGGGACTTGGAAAGAACATCTTTCTTAACCCGAAATTCTTAGCAGCTATGGCACTGGTCGTGCTTTCATTTGGGTACTTAGTTTATGCGCTTATTGGTATGGTTTCTGATTCTGAGACGACAACTGCGGAAGGAACGCAGCTTCATCAAACTTCGCAGCAAAGTGGCGTTTCGACTTCGCAAGGTCAAGCACGTCCTGGTCAAAGTGGTTCGCCTGGTTCTGTCATGGGTTCTAGTGGTTCTGGCTGTACGGGTTCTGGTTGCGGGAATGAGTCTTATCATGACGTAGGCACCGTTCCTGCTTGGTTCCCACTGGCGAACTCAGAGAGTATCTATGTTTCTGCCGTGGAACGTTGGCACAAAGCCACCTCGATACACGTCAACGTGCATTTTGAGGTAGTCACACCGCGTGGTGTGACTTACCTCGATGACGGATTCCTAAATAAGTTGGGCGTCAAGATGGAATATCTGGACGATTGCCTCGTCCAGCTGTCTCGCGGCGCATCCAATTTCTATGTCACGTGTTCGCCGTATGAGCAATATGCACAACGGCAGGAGCAAGATATTGAACTCAAACCTGTTGGCGGTTTGTTTAGTGGAGACGAAACATAATGAATGAATACGTAACGCATGGGCAGCTGGTTGAAATCATCGAGCTGTTTGATCATCTCTCGATAGTGAACGCCGTCATTGTGGTGATCGTGTATGACCTTGCCAGATACCTCCTAGGCAAACTGGTCGACTACTTCAATTAAAGGCACGGTGCCAGCCCCGCAGGGATAAGGAGTTGCGGAGCGACGACGAGGCACCAAGCCGCCCACCTTAGCAAAACCTAGCCCCATCACTTAATCGGCGCGGTTAGCAGCCCAAAGCCACTTGGATGCTGCCGCCCTCCTTCCTGCTAGACCAGCCTCGCAGAGACTATCCACACCAAAGGCGCGTTAACCTACTGGAACGCTGCATACTCACAACATCAAAGCTTTGCGAGTGTCGAGCAATGCTTATTCTTCTTTTCTGGGTTCTCTCCGACGGACGCGCGGAGCAAGTGAGGACGGGCTAGGACGATTGCGCGACGTGCGGCGGGAGGTCAAACCCCCGAATCTGTATTACGGGGGTAAATTCCACCACAGAACTATCTTTTGTGTACAGGAGAGCATCTTTATGCAACTTAACTATATCTATGATTATTTGAGCTTTTGTTTGTATGATATGAGATATTCCTGCACAATTTGAAGCAATATCCAGTTGGACATATAGCGCGAACAATGAAAGAACAATTCAAAGGCTTTTACAGTCTAAATGATGATGAGTATAGAGAGTTGTGGAAAAATGCAACATTTATCCTCGATACTAATGTTTTACTTAACCTCTATCGTTATCGGGAAGATACTACTGAGCAATTGATTAAGGTTATAGAGCAACTAAAAGGAAGAATATGGATCCCATACCATGTTGCACTAGAATATCAAAGAAATAGACTCAAAGTTATAGGTAGTCAGAATGGCAAATTTTCAGAGGTCAAAAAGGTTGTACAAAAAGGTGCCACATCAATACAAAATGATTTAGATAGTCTGCAATTAAAAAAGCGGCACTCAACTATAGAGCCTGAAACATTTATAGAAGAAATAAATACAGCTACTAAAAAATTTCTTAATGAGCTAGAAGAACTGGAAAAACTTCATTTTAGTGTAATGAATGAAGATAAAATCAGAGTGCGATTAGATGAATTATTGAACCAAAAAGTTGGTAATCAACCAGAAAACCAAAATGCCGTTGATAAACTTGAAAAAGAAGCAGAACAAAGGTTTAAGAAAAAAATACCGCCTGGTTATATGGACGATGATAAAGACAAGTCTGACGATCCAACTTTTTCATATTCAAACCTTACATATCAACGGAAATATAGTGATTACCTTGTATGGTCTCAAATCATTGAGTACGCCAACGAACAAGGGTTATCTGATTTAATATTCGTTACCGATGATAATAAGGAAGATTGGTGGCTAAAGGTTAAACAGAATGGTGAAAAAACTATATCTCCTCGACCAGAACTTTCAGGTGAGTTATTTCAGCGGACAAAAATCAAGCGATTTCATATGTATAGCTCAGAAGGATTTCTAAACTATGCCAATAAAGTTCTTCGCGCTGGAGTTTCTAACGAAGCTATAGAAGAAGTTCGCGATGTAGCTATGACTCGAAGTGATGAAAATTCTCAATTAGTAACACGATTGAATTTGGTTAATTCAGCAGAAAAAGCCGCTTTGGATTGGATATGGCAAAGCTATGGTTCACATACATTAGGTATAACCGTTGAACCATATGACTTGGTAATATTGGCTAAAGGAAAGAAAATTGGCTATATCATCAAAGTTATACTTCACCCATCAGATGCATCTAGAGCAATTAATAATGCCAGAAATATATCATTGTCTAACGACAATAACTATAATGTCGATGAGTTAGTACTTGTTATGGTCTTAGTAGAAAGTCATCATATGGATCAAGTGAGTAGGCTGACTAACTTGAAGTCAAAAATATCTCAAAGTACAGGATTTATTTTAGGCCTTGCTGAGTTTGACGATAGAGAAGATAAGACTTCTTTTGTCGAGTATGAACAGTTCAACATTGATTAAGCTTAACTCAAATTCCCTTTAATCATTAAAAAAGGCTCCTTGCGGAGCCTTTTCTAGATTATTTCTTTCAGAACCCTCGCATACTTCAAAATTTGATGAGCAACCTGTATATCATTCGATGCACCTAATTCAAGCAAAGCTACGCCTATCAGAACCTGTTGCGCTGTGACCAACTGCCCTGTTGGAAGCTCTAACCGATCATGCCTCATGATGAAGTTTTCCCAATCTTCACAAGAGCTCAGCTCCCTACCATTATTCATTCTCATTAAGCGCTTACACTCCGGAGGAATGGATTTTCCCTTATCCCATTCTTTGACCGTTCTCACAGTTTTCAAACAAAGTTTGGCAGCTTCTTCGACGGTTAAACCACATTCAAATTCACGAAAAATATAGTTTTTAGTCATTTCGTGATACTTCAT